CGTCGGCGTGGTCCGCGAGTGGCATGCCCCGCTTCGTGAGCGCTTGGTGGCCGAGCTGGCGACGTCGGCCGTGCATTGACGGGTGCCGCCGCGTTGACGCGCGCGCTCGACCAGGCGCGCGCCCTTCAAGATCGCGCGGCGGCGTCCCCGCTCCGCTGGGTTCAGTGGACGCCGCCCCAGGCCGAGTGGCTCCGCTCGCCCGCACCCCGGAAGCTGTTCCGCGCTGGGAACCAGATCGGGAAAACCTGGACGCAGATGGCCGAGCTCATTTGGCGGTGTCTCGGCACGCACCCGTACTACCCCACGCGCCCGCCGCCGATCGAGGCGTGGATCGTCTGCACGTCGTGGGCGCAGTCGGTCGCCATCATGGGCAAGTTCTGGGAGCTCGCACCCCGCGACCAGCTACGGCCGGGGACGAGCTTCGACCCGCGCAACGGATTTGGCAAGGACAACCCCGCGGTAGTGTTCCGCAACGGCTCAGTTCTCCGTTTCCGAACCACCAACCAGGGCCCAGAAGCTCTCGCCGGGAGCACTTTGGACTATGTGGGGATCGATGAGCCGACGGCGCCCGACATCTACCGCGAGCTCGACAAGCGCGTCATGCGGCGGGCCGGGAGCATCGGGATCACGCTCACCCCAATCAATCGGCCGTGCGAGTGGCTTCGCGCCCTCGTTGAGTCCGGCGCCGTCACCGAGGTTCACGCGCGCCTTACCGAGGCCAACCTCACGCCGCTCGGCGCGCGCGGCCCGCTGCGTCTGCTCGACGGGACGCCGATGGATCAGGGCTGGATCGATGAGATGCGCGCCCGCACCCCGCCCGTGTACGCGCCCGTCGTGCTCGACGGCGAGTGGGAGACGCGCCCCGAGGGCGTCTTCTTCCGCTGCTTCGACCGGGCCCAGCACGTCAACGGCGCGGTGCGCTTGGACCCGGCTCGCTCAACGGTGCGGTGGGTGCTCGGCATCGACTACGCCGCGGCCGATCGCGCTTACGGCCAGGTCGCGGCGCTGTCCCAGGTCCAGCAGTACGAGGACGAGCGCGGACGGAAGCAGGAGCTGATCTACCTCGTCGACCTCGTGGCTATGCCGGGGATCGCTACGTCCGAGGGTTTTGCCTCGGAGGTGGTGACGATGCTCGGGAAGCACGGCGTTCGCTGGCGCGACCTGTCGAGCATCTACGGCGACAACCCCGTGCAGTCCCGGTGGGTCGAGAAGTCCAACCTGCTCACCTCGAGGGCCATCGCGCGCGAGCTCGGCGTACCCATCAACGCGCTGTCGCCGCGCATCCTCAACGCGAAAGACGGCATGGCGTCGAGCGGCACGATGGACGCCGGGTGTCGGTACCTCTACGAGGGGCTTGCGGCCGGCCGCATCGTCATCCACCCCCGGTGTGAGCTCATGGCGAAGGCGTTGGAAACCTGGGACTACACGCGAGATCACCCCCTCAAGGACACGATCGACGCGTGGCGCTACAGCGTCAAGGATTTCATCTTCCGCCCTGGCTCCATCGCGCGCAACACCGTGCGATTCCGGTAGCTTGTGATAGGAGTTTTCATGGACGCATACACGACGCACCCCCCGACGCCCACGCGGATCCACGACCTGGCGCGCGTCGAGCACACGCGCCTTCGTCGGCGGATGCTCTACTCGTCCTACGAGGCGGACCTCGACGCGATGCTACGGCAGGCGCTCGGCAACGTGCGGGCCGACGCGTGGAAGCCGGTGGACCTCACCGCCAACCCCTACCTGAGCCTCTGGCAACAGGTGGCGGTCCTCTACAACGAAGCGCCGGACGTGCGGGTGCGCCCCGGGGACGAAGGCCTCCTCGAGGCGGTGGCCGACGCGGCGCTGTGGCCGCTCATGCAGCGTGTCCAGCGCGACGTGCTCGGCCTGCGTGAGATGCTCCTCCGCGTCGAGGTGGACGCCGCGGGCGTCGTCGTCGTCCGCCCGGTGTTCCCGGACCTCGTCGAGGCCTGGGGCAAGGTGGGGCACCCGTCGGTCCTGGCACGCGTCCGTGAGGCGGTGCTTGAGCCGGTGTTCGGCTGGGTGTGGCACGACCTCGACATCACCGACCCGGCGTCCCCGTCCTACACCGTCGTCACCCCCGCCGGCATCGACGTGACGATGGACGTCCTCGGCGCGGGCTACTCGGGCGAGGCCTACCCGTACCGCAAGGCAGACGGGACGCCGATCCTGCCCTACGTCCTGTACCACGCGGCCGAGACGGGGTTTCTGTTCGATCCCTACACGATGCGGGAGATCGTGAGCGGCAGTCTCACGCTCGGCGTCTACCTCACCTACTTCGGGCACGTGCTCAGGAATGCGGCCTGGGCGCAGCGCTACGCGATCGGGGCCGAGCCCGCGGGGGCCGAGACGCCCGACGGGGACGGCGGATCCCGACGCGAGGTGGTGAGCGACCCGGCGACGCTGCTCATTCTGCGTCCGGATCCGAGCATGAGCGGGCAGGCGACGGTGGGGCAGTGGACGAGCCCGGCCGATCCCGAGGCGCTCCTCCGCTCGGTGGCGATGTACGAGAAGCGGATCCTGACGCTTGCCGGCCTCCAGCCGCCGGACGTGACGCGCCAGGAGGCGGACATCCGCTCGGGCTACTCGCTCGCGGTGGCGCGCGATTCGGTGCGGGAGTTCCAGCGCACGTTTGAGCCGCAGTTCCGCAAGGGCGACGGCCTCACGCTCGCGCTCATCGCCACCCTGTTGAACCGCGCCACGGGCACCAGCTACAGCGAGGAGCCGCGCGACTACCGTGTGCAGTACCGGGGCCTGCCTCGGTCGCCCGCAGAGCAGGCGGCCCAGCTCACGGAGCTCTCGGCGCGCATGGCCGCCGGCCTCGTCGGGCCGGTGTCGGCCTACATGGAGATCCACCCCGGCGTCATGCGAGACGAGGCGCTCGCCGCCATCGCGCACGGTCGCCTCGAGGAGGCCGAGGTCGCCGCGCTCGTCGCGAGCCTCTCGGGCACGTTCACCCCGCAAGAAGGAGCCGCCCTTGTCTGAAGCCACTACCCCGGAAGCGCCCGCACCCGTCACCGACGCCACCGCAGAGCAGGCGGTGCCCTATCCCCGCTTCGCCAAGGTGAACGCGGAGCGGAAGGCGCTCGCCGACCAGAACGAGGCGCTCCAGAGCCAGGTCGCCGCGCATCGTGCTGCGGCCGACGAGCTCGCCGCGCTGCGGGCCGAGCGCTCGACGTGGGCCGAGGAGCGCGAACTCATGGGGCAGGGCCTCACGGACGAGGAGGGGATCAGCCTGGCTCGCCACTACTACGGCCGGCTCCCGGCCGACTCGCGCCCCAAGTCGCTCGGCGAGTACGTCGCGAGCCTCCGCGTCGAGGGCGCCGCCGTCCCCAAGGGCCTCGCGCCGTTCGTCGGTGCGCCCGCCGCCCCCGCCGCGGAGGCCTCCTCGGCGCGCACGATGCCACGCTCGACGGCTACGGGCGTCGCAGCCCCCGCGGCCCCCACCGTCACCGCCGAGGCGCTCCGGGCCGCGCGTGAGCAGGCACAGCGCTCGGGCAACTGGGAGCCCGTGAAGGCGCTCCAGGCGGCGTATGGGGCGCAACGCCGTTGACATGCGGGCGCTGATCGCCTAATCTCGTCGTGCCATCCGGGGTCGGCCACCCGTAAAAGCCGTAGGCAAGAGCTCCAACGCTTCACCCTACGGATTTTACAATGGCGAACGAGATTCTCTTCTCCGGGCTCGGCGACCAGACGCTTGCCGAGGCCCTCTCCAACCAGTACCTGCTCATGCTCGCCGACCGCATGGCGCTGCCGAACCATCCGGCGCTGTTCTACGCCGGCGACATCGCCGCGGCCTCGAGCAACACGATCAAGGTGCCCCAGATCGGCCTCATGGGCTACGACCTCCTCGCCTCCACTGGTGACGGGGCCGCCGTCGCGAACAGCGCGTTTACCGACGCGTCCTCCACCGTCGCCGTCGCGCGCTACTCCAAGAGCTACGAGGCCTCCGACCTCGCGAAGATGACCGACGGCGGCATTGTGAACATGCAGATGTTCGCGCAGGACGCGATCGTCTCTGGCGCCGTCACCCTCACCAGCCTCGTCGCCAACCTCGTCGACAACTTCGCGACGACGGTGGGTAGCACGGGCGTGGACGCCACCTTCGCCAACTTCCTCGACGCGCTCACCGCGCTCGAAGTTGCCAAGGTACAGGGGCCGTTCATGGCGGTGCTCCACCCGACGCAGTGGGGCGACATCCGCAAGGATCTCGCCATCACTGCCGGCGGCGCGGTCCAGTACGCCGCGGCCTCTCAGGAGGCGCTCGCGGTGCGCGGCATCGGCTTCCAGGGCTCGCTCTGCGGCGCGGATGTGTTCACCTCGAGCTACGTCCCCAGCGCCAACGCCGGGGCCGACCGCGCCGGTGGCGTCTTCGGGCGCGGCGCGATCGTGTGGGCGGATGGCACCGTGGTCAACGACGACCCCACCGGGCAGTCGATGGTCATCGGTGGGAAGGTCCTGTTCGAGCGCGCGCGCACGGCCAAGTCCGGCCTGACCGCCTACGTCTCGCACCGGTACCTGGGCGCGGCCGAGGGCATCGACCTCTGCGGCGTCTCGATCATCACCGACCTGTAAGCCCTACGGTCGGGGCCGGGGTCGAAGGCTTCTCCTTTGGCCCCGGCCCCGGCCTCGTCCGTTTCCCAAAGGAGCCCCGCCCATGCCGCCCAAGAAGACCGCCCCTGGGTTTATCGCCGACACCTCGGCGCCGACCAAGCTCACCAGCTCGGTAGAGAGCGCGGCAGGTGTGTCGGTTGTCCCCAACATGGGAGCGGCGCCGGGCGGCATCCCCCTCACGCGCGTCGAGGCCTGCGGGCCTTTCATCCTCAAGGCGCACCCCGCCCGCTGGACCGTGATGGGTGGGAAGGTCATCCCCCAACTTGGGCGCATCGCGCTCATGCCGGGGCTCAACAGCATCTCGAAGATCGGCGACCGCATCAACGCCAGCGAGGCCCGCGCAGCCTCTGCGGATCGCGGCTGGAAGGTCATTCCCTTCGGCCACGTCCCCCCCGGCCACCTCCCCGAGGACCAGGCGCCCTCGTACCTGTACTCGCCCGACGGGCGGCCCGACGTGACGCTCCTCATCTACACCCGTTGCTACCCGGGTAGCGACCGCGTCGACTGCGACGAGGCCCGCTATATCGAGTTCTGCGAGTACCTCGTCTCGTCCGGCCTCATCCAGCCGCCCCAGCTCTGGGTACTCGAGCAGCTCGCCGAGCGCCTGCACCGCGAGGCCGACGGCCTGGCCGACAAGGCGCGCGAGCACTCGGTTTACAAGTCCGCAAGCGAGAAGGCCACGGCCGCCCGCGACGTGGTCGACGCTCTCATTGAGGAGCGCCGTCGCACGGTGGCCCCCTCCCTCGGCACGTCGGTCCAGGTGGACCTGTGAGCGGCGAGAAGGACGGGCGCCGCGAGGCGATGGACCGCATCACCGGGAAGCTCATCGAGCAGGGCTTCAAGCCCGACGCCGCCAAGAAGCAGGCGCGCGACTCCATGATCCGCACGGATCGCACCCTCGAAAAGCAGGGGAGGTAAGCGCATGGCGACCCTGTACTCGGCGCGGCTCATCGGCCCGGAGATCCTCGAGGCGGGCACGGTGAACACCGTGACTTGCCCCGTGTACCGGGACGGTGCGCTCGTGGCGCCGAGCTCGGGGACGCTCACCGTCTGGAACACGTCGGGCGTCAAGGTGCTCGACGCGGTGGCGGTGACGGTGACGGCCTCGGTCGCCACCGTCGCCATCTCGGCGGTCCAGCTCGCCGGCCAAACCAACTCCGACGCCTGGCGCTTCGAGTGGGCGCTCACCATCGGGGGCGTCGTGTCGACGTTCCGCACGGACGGCGCGCTCGTATACCGCCGGCTCTACCCGGTGATCACCGACGTCGACCTCCTGCGGGCACATACCGACTTGACGCGCCGCCGGCCTGCGACGGAGTCGAGCTACCAGGACTACCTCGACGAGGCCTGGGCCCGCATCGAGGGGCGCCTCATCGCCTCGGGCAAGCGTCCCTGGCTCATCCTGGCGCCCTCGGCGCTGCGCGAGGTCCACCTCTACCTGACGCTCCACCTCGTCTTCAACGACTTCGCCACGGGCGGCACCGACTCGTCCGAGTGGTCGCAGGCCGCCAACTACGCGACGCAGTACGAGACGGCGTGGGGACTGGTGACGTACCCGCAGGCCGATCCCGACGGTGGGGCCGAGGGCAACCGCCGCCGCAACCTGTCGCCGACCGTGTGGCTCACGGGGCGCGCGTGAGCACGACGGACGCCATCCGCTCGCGCATCGCCGCGCGCGTCCTGACTGCGGACACAGGCCTCCGCGAGTCGGGCGAGGTGTACCCGTTCATTCGCTTGGGCGGGCACTCGCCGGTCCACCTCGAGGTCGCCGTTGCCATCGTCGAGAGTGAGGCAGTAGGGGACCGCGGGCGCTCGCCCAGCACGTTCACACGCGAATCCGTGCGGGTGCTTCTGGCGTACCAGCTCGCCCCGAAGGATCGCGTCGCGAGCCTGTCGGCCTTGCATCAGATGGAGGCGGCGATCCGCTCTGTGCTCCTCACGGGCGCATGGACGATCGACTTCACGCTGCCCCGTTGGGAGACGACCACGCGCGAGGCCGGCCTTGACGGCTGGGTCTGGTCCGAGTCCGCGTTCTCTGTTCATCACCAGCTCACCGTTTAGGGGGTTCCATGCCGCTCTCGAATGTCCCGTTCATGCCGCGCGACGGCACCATCACCATCCAGGACAACACGGGCACGCCGATCACGTTGACGGTGGCCTTCGAGGACGGTGACTTCGCCTTCGACGAGCTTCAGGAAGGCTACGCGGACACCATCGTCCTCAAGGACCGCGGCGTCCCCTACGGGATGCGGAAGTCCGAGGGCCAGGTGCCCACCTTCACGTTCAGCGCCCACGCCACGGATTTCACGGACGTGACTGAGAAGACGCTCATGGACGTGTGCCTCAAGAAGGGCGCGTTCGCGGCGGCCGTCTCCACCCTCGGGGCCACCGCCGACGTGTGGGCGGTGTCGGTGAAATTTGTGGCGGACACCAGCGCGATCGGCGGCGGTGCCGACTCGGTCCAGTTCAAGAAGTGCCGGCTCTCGTGCTCCTTCTCGGAAGGCACCCCGGGCAAGTTCTCGCTCAAGGGCCAGGTCCTGATCACCACTGACAGCGACGTCGTGTGGATCTAATGGAGCCGATCCGCATCCTGGGGCCCCAGGCCGTCACCCTGCCCGACTTCGCCGATCGCGAGGACCTCGCCCGTGCGTTCCTCGAGTCGGAGAAGACGGCGCACCGCTCCATCATGCGGGTCTACTCGGCCTACCTCGGGCTATGCACCCCGCTCGGGAAGGCGGCGCGGGCCGACTTCCTCAAGCACCGGTGCGACGTGCTCGCCTACGGCGGCGCTGTCTACAGCTACCTCCGGGGCAAGGGCGTGACGGCGGCCGAGATTGCCGCGGCGGCCATGCCGCTCGTGGGGCTCATCTACGAGCACCTCGCGCCGCGTGAGCAGGAGGTAGCAGCGCAGGCGGATTTTACCGTTCCCGGCGCGGTGCAGTAGACCTGGCGGCTGTCGCCCTCGGGTTGCGCTACGCCGGGGATCCTGGTTGGTTCTATGGCCTCTCGCGGGAGCAGCAAGTGCAGGTCGACGCCTACCATCGAGCCACCTCCTCCAAGGCGAAAGCCGCGGACGAGTTCGCGACGTGGCACGGCCGATGAGCACGATGCGCTATTCCGACGGCATGGCGACGGTCACGCTCGACGGCGCCCTTGAGGCGTTCGTCCGCTCGGCGCTGTCGACCGTCGAGCGCGCCGCCCTGGGTGTGATGGAGGAGCACGCCGACGAGCTCGCCGCCACCGCCCGCCGCGAGTGGTACGGCCCGAGCGGCGTGGACCGTGAGACGGGCAAGTCGGGCGACATCCCGGTCGTCACGACGGTTGACGCCGCGCGTGGGGTGGTGCGCGTGAGCATCGGCAGCACGGACACGCGCAAGGCGGGGAAGACGTCCAAGCCGCTCGCGGCGTTCGTGCATCAGCCCTGGGGCTCGTCGCTGCGGGCGAAGTCGGTGACGCGTGACGACTGGTTCGCGTGGCGCCGCAAGGGCGCTCCGGTGCTCCCGCCGCCCGACGACGGATGGTGGGCGGGCGCGAAGAACGGGCGCCGCAACGGCGAGGGCCTCAAGAGGGGCCTTTGGTACATCCAGACGACGGGCGCGGCGGAAGGCAAGGAGGTGGCCGCGGCCTTGTCCATGCT